AAGGGATGTCATGGAGACAGGTAGCATTTCGGATCGGCAGCGGGATTACTGAGAGCGGCGTAAGGATGGCCTACAATCGTTTTCTCGAAAAAAAATAAAAGTTGTGCGTTTTGTGCGTTTTGTGCGGTGCATAATTTAGGCTGAGAAAGTGTGAATGGCAAGAGGTGCAACAACATGGAACCTATTTATGGCGAAAGATTACGTGTCGGAAGACGGCGTATCTTCACTGACGAAAAGAATATAGATCAGGGCAATGTCGTTGCTGTGCTTGCAAAAGCGTACACGAAACATTGCCAGAACGTGATTGACATGGATTTCCTGATTGACTACGAATCCGGCATCCATCCGAAGATCCGCGACAGGGTAAAAGAGATCCGTCCGACAATCGATTACAAGGTGGCTGACAATATTGCTCATTATGTCACCCGATTCAAGATCGGTTATGTCTGGGGATCTGATGCAATCTACATTCAGCGCGGAAATAACGAGATTCATGAGACGGAAGGTCTTGAGGATAATAAAGGTGTTGCCGGACTGAACGAGATGCTTGTTAACGGGGAAGACATCTCCCATAAGCGTCAGGCAATCGCGGAATTCGTGGAAAAGGTTGGCATTGGATATTCTCTGGTTGATCTAAAGACGGCTGATGAGTTTACGGAGAAGATGGTGAATGATGATGGTGTTTACATCGATTCTCCGTGCCATGTATATAATCTCGATTCACGGACATCCTTTATCGTCTATCACAACGGTGTGGGACAGAGAGAAGTCATGGGTGTGACATACGTTATCCGTGAAGATAACTCCAAGCTGTTTACCTGTTACACCAATGATTCCGTATACGTCATCGAGAATGCGGAAGTCAAGTCGGTCACTCCAAACCTGTTTGGCATGATCCCGATTGTCGAGTGGGACAGATCCACTACAAGAGCCGGATGCTTCGAACACTGTATCGAGGATATGGATGCGCTTGACATACTTGTTTCTGATGCTGCGAATGACTCCACACAGCGCACACAGGATATCTGGTGGGGGCACAACATCGCGCTGCCGACAGACGAGAATGGCAAGACCAAGGAACCAGAATCAGGCGAATGGGTGCTGACGTATACACCGCAAGGACTTGGTGATCGGGGAAGTGATGCTAAGATTTCTCCTTTGGCATCGACATATGACGGAGCGTCTGCACAGTCCCAGATATACAGGAAGTTCAATCACATCTTACAGAAATGTTTTGTTCCGGTTCAGTCCGAAACGACAGGTGGTGGTTCTACTGGGTCTGCGATGGACATGTCCTCTGGATGGTCGGCAATGGAGTTGGATGCTTTGTCAGAAGAGGCATCGCTCAAACATGCAATGCGTAAGGAACTGCGGTTGATTCTCAGGGCGGTTAAATTTGTGCCTGAAAAGATACTGCCGTCAGACAGTCCAGTCCGCAAGCTGCATCACACGGATATTGATCTTCACTTTCCGCGCAGAAGAAATTACGATCTGTCCGTCAAGGCAAATGCACTAGCAACGTTGCTTGGACGTGGCGTATATCCACCGCACTGCTTAAAGGCTGTTGAGATCTTCCCGGATAATGAACAGGTCTGGCGCGATTCGATGGAGATGATGCTTGAGTACCAGAAGAAGGTGTGCATATTACAACCGACTGAGACAGGCAAACAGGCAACAAATTCTGAGAAGGAAATGGGCGCAGATGACAGGATCTTGCAAGACCTGTCGGATCAGGTGTCGAACAGTCCAAGGCTACAGCAAGGGGTGTAATACATGGCACTCGCAAAGATGACATGGGACGAGTTAAATCAGCTTGTCGGGTACAAGATCTCCGAACCGTTTGACGAATATTATGAGCCGATGCGGATTACGGAAGAGCAGAAACGCAAACGCATTGAACTTGCTGAACGTTTGGATGAAGTGTTTATAGCATTACTCGCAGAAATGTTCTATGCGGAACAGTTCGGCATTATTGTTAACTCCGACATTTACGACAGGACAAGAGATTCATACCTAGAAGCCATCAGCGAATCAATAGAGCCGGACGAGGCGTTGTTTGATCATGCGGTCGAACTGATTTATACCACACTGGAAGTCCTGTCACGGCACAAAGATGAAGAGTGGTTTTATTCGGAAGATCGTGCAAGGGCAATCTCGGAAGGTGACAGTAATTATCTCTGGGCGTATGAAGAATTTGGTGAAGCCATTGACGGCAATGCTCAGTATAAGACTTGGTTGACAATCATGGATGGAAGAGAACGTGAAAGTCATGCCGAAGTTAACGGGGTGACAATTCCGATAGACGAGTATTTTGAACTGCAAGGTGGTTTACTGCTTTATCCAGGTGACGATTCAATGGATCCTGATATTTCAGAATTAGCTTCGTGTCGCTGCTCACTGTCATTTTCATAAAGTTGATATCGGTCTTGATAGGGTCGCTCCCGAAAACTGTAATGCCTAACAGCTTCAAGACCGTTATTCATAGGCAAATTACAAAAGGCAGGTAATTAAATAATGACAAATATGGAAAGATGGCTTCCAGTCGCAGGATATGAAGGGCTTTATGAGGTTAGTGACAAAGGAAGGATCAAGTCAGTTAAAAGATTTAGGAATCGGAAAGATCGAATTATGAAACCTTCTACGAGAAGAGATGGGTATCTTTCCGTTAATTTATCGAAAAACGGGACTGTGCATTCGTATGTTGTCCATAGAATTGTTGCAACGGCTTTTATTCCAAATCCAGATAACTTGGAAATGGTCAACCATAAAGACGAAAACAAGGTAAATAATTGCGTTGATAATTTGGAATGGTGCACACGTTCATACAATCAGATATATTCAATGAACCTTCACCCGGAACGTAGGCAAGTTTTTGGAAATAATTTCAAGGATAAGGTGACAGGGGAAAGTTCATCGCCAAGGACAAAGCATCTTCCTGTTAAATATTTTAGAAGGATAGAGCAACGATCATTGGACGATGAATACATACAAACGTTCGATAGTTTGGCTCATGCAGCTGGAGAGACGGGCTTGCAGACAGGAAATATAAAGGCTGTTTGTGATAGAAATGCATCTACAAGAGAACGAAAGACACATAAAAATTATGTTTCGTACCATGGTGGCTACATCTGGAGATATGCAAAAGACCAATGAGAGAAGGTATTTCAGCGAACAAAATATTACATCATCTCGACAGAGTGCTTGGTGATCATCGTCCGATAACAGCTGATGTTTTCCTGGATAACTACTGCAATAACAGGTGTGGATATTGCACGTACAGACGCTGGAAATTCGAGGATGGCGCACGTTCCATGTCATTTGATGATTTTAAGAGATACGCCGACAGGCTGAGAGATCTCGGTGTGCTCGGAATTATTCTTACTGGTGGCGGTGAACCGACAATCGCACATGATTTTAAGAAGATCGTGACATGGCTTGATGGTCAGGATATCAAGTATGGAATTAACACAAATTTTAATGAGTACGTTGAATTTAATCCAGATTATCTGAAGGTGTCACTTGACGCATGGGATGAAGACAGCTACTACAGGACGCGAGGATGCCGGAACTACCAGAAAGTCCGCGAAAATATTATTCGGTTCGCAGAATATAAAACACCAAAAACGAATCTTGGCATCCAGTTGATCGCGAAAAGCCCAGAGGAAGTGAATAGATTTTATCAGGCGAATAAAGATTTGCCTGTTGACTATATAGTGATTAGGCCAGTCGAAAGTACTGACGGGAGGTATTACGCTGAGAATCTAGATGTCGAAAACATACTTATGGCAATAGAAGCTATAAAGGAAATCGATGATAGGCTTGTCCTGAATTTCAAGTGGCATCTACTGGATGCAAGGTTTTCTGAATGTGTTGGACAGTGGTCGCAGATAGCGATCAATGAAGTTGGAGAAGTGATGTACTGCTGTCATAAACCGTACCAGATAATCGGACATATCATGGACGAAATGATCCTGGAAAAGAAAAAAATGGCACAGACCAATATGACGATGTGCGATGTGCCGTGTCGGTTAAGCAGTGTAAATCAAGATTTATGTGCAATCAATGAAGAATGCTTGAATAAAGAGTTTATCTGAAAATAATTGCCGAAAGGCTTTTATTTATAGATTGTCACAGGGAAGTGACATAAATAAAACACGGTCGGCTAGGGAAAGCCGGATAAAAAATCACACAGCGCGGAGACAACCGCGATAACAAACAGAAAGGACGATTTTGAGAAAGTACATGAATAATCACTTTGGACAGAGTCGGATTTTTAAACATGTGAGATTCGCCGTAGAGCCATCTGCGGGTGAGGATGGCTCGATTGACACAGACGTTTCCGGTGGCGGTAGTTCGAGCGAAGATAAGGCCGATGATGACGGCGAAACCCTTGAATCGTTAAGACAGGCACTTGCAAAAGCAAATGGTGATCTCGAACGTTACAAGAACTCAATCACACGTCTGAACAAAGAGAAGAGTGATCTGACGAAGAAGAATCGGGAAATGATGTCTGCCGATCAGTTGGAGAAAGAAGCACAAGAAGAGAAAGAAAGACGGTTTGCAGAGATGGAGAAAGAACTCCGTGCAAACAAATACTCCAAACGTCTGGTCGGACTTGGGATGGAAGAAAAGGACGCTGATGCATTCGCAACGACCATTCCCGATCTTGAAGATTCCGACAGTTTTTTCAATACGCTTGCTGATTTTATCAAAGCGCGAGAGAAAAATGCTTCAGACAAAGCGATTCAAGACTTACTCAAGAGCCGTCCTGATATCAATGCCGGAACTGGTGACGCGAACAAAGATGACCCGGCTATGGCACTTGCAAAAGCCGCTGTTGAAGCTAGCAAGAGACATAGTGCAACAGTGAACACGGATATTTTAAAGAATTATATGTAACGGAGGATTCATAAAATGGCAAGAGGCGATATGGCATTCGATACCCTCGCAGTCAATGGGGAAATCGAAATTCTGAATCGTAAAGAGTTTGAAGCCGTTGCTATGACTGTTGATTTTACTGGAATCAGCACGACTGGTGATAACGGCAAGAAGGTTGTTAAGGCTGGCACCCCGATCAATGCGTCTGGTGTTCCTGTCAAGACCACGCCGTTCACGGGTGCTGTTGGTCTGCTTCTGCATGACACATATGAGACGCATCCGCAGGGCGCAATCCTTAAAGTTGGTTATGTTCATACAACCAGACTTGAGACAAGCTGCGGTATTGAGGTTGATGCAGCACTGGCAACTGCCCTGACATCCAATGGATGCAGAATCGCGTTCGAGGAGCCGATCCTCGGTTCTTCTTCCGGCAGTTCTTCATGATCGAACCGACTATCAAAGTTTGGATGATAGCCGCTGACCTCAAATAGTTAGGGGAGGAATATTTACAATGAGATTTAATGATGTTTTTACAGCCAGATCTCTGGCTTACCGTCTTTCGGCAGATCCGAGTAACGCCATGCCGTTCGTTGGCGAAGCATTTTTCCCGATCAAAAAGAAAATGGGCATTGATCTGAGATGGATCAAGGCTCACAAGGGACTTGGGATCGAATTGAAGCCGTCTACTTATGATGCTCTTGCAACCATTCGTCCGAGACAGGGATTCACTGTTCTCGCAGAAGAAATGCCGCTTTTCCGTGAATCCATGAAGGTTTCCGAAAAGGATATGGTTGATATCCAGAGAGCAGCTGATGCCAATGATCCGTATGTCCAGGATGCGATTAACGATGTCTATGACGATGTAAATAACCTCGTTAATGGTGCGAGAATCGCTTCTGAGCGTATGCGTATGAGTCTTCTTGCCCCGACAACAGGTGATATGAAGATTCAGATCGGTCTGGCAGACAACACCATTTATAACTACAACTACGATGTGAATGGTGATTGGAAGAGCAGCAATTACCTTCCTCTTAGCGGAACTGCAACATGGGCCAGCACTAACGCAACCACAGCAAAACCTCTGAACGATATCCAGACTGGTCTTGATGCCCTTGCTGACAAAGGTTATAAGGGAGCCTATATCCTTATGAACAGCAAGACATTCAACTACCTTGCCGAAATTGATCAGATCAAGAACGCTCTGATCACACTTACTGGCAATGCGGTTGATTATCTGGATCAGGCTACTGTCAAAGATATCATCGCAAAGAAGACAGGTCTTACTCCGATCATCTACAACAAGAAGTTCACGACTGTTGCGGGCACTGATCAGAAGTTCTATCCGGATGACTATGTAACAATCATCGGTCAGGAACAGCTTGGCAACACATGGATGGGCATGACTCCCGAAGAGCGCACACTTCTCGGTGATCCGAAGGTCGATGTTGGCATTATGGATTCCGGTATTGCTATCGCCATTCAGAACATTTATGGCCCGCCCGCTCGTCATGAAACAACTGTTTCTCAGGTCGCTCTTCCGTCTTATGAGGGAATGGATGCGGTATTCGAAATCAAGGTGAAATAATGAAATTCGATCATATGGTCAATTATAACGGCACATATTACAGGGCGGGAGAGGAAGTCCCTATCGAAGAGACGAAAACCGACACTGCCCCTGTAATGCCGGAAGTTGAATCGGAACCTAAAGTAGAGGCTCCGAAAAGACGTGGGAGAAGATCCAGAAAAGAGGTATGAGCTATGGCAACCACGCGAGAGGAAATCGTTGCAAACTTAATCATGTACGCAGCTGATGATTATCGGGATGAGCAGTATCCTCTCATGGAGTCATTTGTAGACGATGCCATAGAGGAAGTCCGCAACGTCAGATATCCGTTTGGTTGGGTCGGGACAAGAGATAAAGAGACGCAAGAGTCTGAAGTTATCGCAAGATATCCTGGCGTGATTAGACGGATCGCTCAATACCATTACGACAAGATCGGAAAGAATGGTGTGACAACGTTTTACGAAGCCGGACAGACTACCTCTTGGGAATCAGGCGGCACGCCAAAAAGTTACTTTAACGGGATTATTCCTGTAGCGAAACTGGTGTAGGAGAGTGCGTGCCGTTAGTTTTCCGTTCGTCCTCGGCTTTCGGCACAGGGTGTTCCCTGTAAATGGTGGGAAGGGGAACTTTTAATGAGAAGTCTACAAAAACGAAAACAAGACATCTGGTGTGTCGAAGCGGTGAGGAATGACGAGACTATTGAGGGGAGCATGGTTTACAGCAAGCCTGAGAAGCACCGCATGACCGTGTCGAACACATCCGGCACGCCGCATGAACTCCCCGTTGGTATTGTAGCGGAATACAGCCGATATATCGTATCTTTCGACCGTGACTTCCAACCGCATGAAGGTCTGATGCTGTTTATCGATGTGGTTCCCAGATTGATTGCATCTGGAGAACACAAGGGCGAACTGGAGATCGATTCAGAGACTGGCAAGCCGTATACGGAACCTGACTATGTTGTCTCCAACATCATCGATACGCAGAAAGGCACAATAGCAAGGTACGGCATAAAGAAGGTGGCCGGAGAATGAAGACGATAAAGATGGATCTTTCCGTCAGTTCAATCAATCAGGCTATAGAAGAACTGCGGAGATATCGTGAACAGTTTAAATTCAAAATGGCTACTTTCGTTGCCAGAATGGCAGAGATCGGTTTGCAGACGGTAGAGGCAAATAAGTCCGGCACTGGCGATTCTGATTTCGCGGGTCTGAATTCTTATATTTTACTTGACGGAGACGGATCTGTTGCCAAGGCCACATTGGTGCTTGAAGGGAAAGACGTTGCATTTATCGAATTCGGCGCGGGCGTTCATTATAACGGAGATGGATTGTCGAGTCCGCATCCGTGGGGGCAAGCGTATGGAATGTTGATCGGGTCTTACGGCGATGGGCATGGTCTGGATAACTTCTGGTTCTACAAAAAAGACGGTGAGTCTAAGTGGACTAAGAGTCATGGTACTCAGGCAGCGATGCCGATGTATCTGGCTTATGAAGACATGAAAAATCAATTCATGGCTGTCGCAAAGGAGGTGTTCGATGCCTAGTGTAATGGAAGTCGATCTCGACAGTATTTACGTTGACTGGCGTGGATATCTTCTTGAAAACTCCAAGGCTAAACATTTTGGGATGCTTTTCGATCCTGTCAAGCAGGCGAAATTCCCCTATGCAAATCTCAGACTTGTTAGCCGACAGAGAGACGGTTCCGATTTCGAAAATGACGAGATGTCTGTAGCACTTACTTTTGAGTGTGAAGCCTATATCAACAACAGCGAACTGATGACGCTGTACAATATCGATTCGGCAAGCGCACAGTTTTTTGCAAATCTTGGCTTCTCCCGTATCGGGGGTACGCCGATTGCAAAGGTCAGTAATACGGTAACCAAGATTACAAGCAGATTTTATCTTCCGCATTATTGCGGTTATTTTTTAAACGAGTAGTTAACGATACGGCTGTTCGATAAGAGAGCGGTCGTTACCCCAAGACAATTATGGGAGGATTAAGAAATGGCAGTAACGATTTCTGGTATTTCCACTCTCGGCGTTGAACTCTCTTATGGTAAATAATTGAATACGTGATCAATGCATAGTATTCCGATATGCCGTCCACAATGAAATCACCGTGTAGATTGTGGAGTATAAGCGATGAAAGAAGCTGGAAACCCGTTTGCAACGGCAATCAGAGCGGAAGTCATGTAGTAATATATGTGACACGCACAACGCATAGATGGTGAACCTGATACTGAGATGTATCAGAATATAATCCGTCCAAGAGTCATCGCTGTCGGGTGATATGAATCGCAGAGATTCATGGCAAATAGATATGCTGAACTAAGATGTAATGTCTTAGAAGTGAGGATAAAAAACCTTGCGATAACACATTGATTGAGGCAACTGCCGGAAACAAACCCGCATCTTTTACGAAACTGCCCAGATGTAATTCCATCGGCGGTATCGAACTTGATACGGAAACCATTGATGCTTCTGCTCTGGAAGATTATCAGGAAAGAACCATCGCCGGAAGACAGAGTACAGGCGGTGAATGGAACGTAACATTCAATCTCACGAATGAAACAATCCCGATCATTGAAACCATGCTTTCCGCATCTGCTACGGCTCTTGCGACAAGCAAGCGCACATGGTTCCAGGTCACGATCCCGAACCTTACGAAGTCTTTCTTCGTTGTTGGTCAGCCGGGTACTAAAGTCCCGATGCCGGAACTGTCCCAGAACGAACTTCTGACTGGTGATATCTCCATCACTATTGACGAATACAAGGGTCTGGATACAAAGGTTGCCGCAACGGACGGAACATCTAACTAATTGATCTGATTTTTAAAAGAGGGCGAACATGTATAAATTGTTAAATATCGATGGAGAGGAATATAAACTGGAATTCTCCATTGAAGCATCTCTGAGAAATGAATGCATCGAGAAGATCACTGGAATGATGGCTTCACTCGCATCTGCCGATGACCGGAATGAGTTGAAAGAAACACTCAAGGGACTTTCAAATATCCCGAACGTTGCGCTGGAATGTTTCTACTCAGGACTTCTGGAGCACCACGGTTACAGCGGTGATGGGCGGGTGAGAAAAATCAATGATGCCAAGGCACTTGTTGTCTCATTATTCCGTGATGAAGAAAGTGGCATTAGCAACTGGAATGACGTGCTGACACTCTGCGTGGAGCAAATGTCTGAAGACGGTTTTTTCGAACTAATCGGTCTGGTGGACAAAAAGAAAGCACCGAAACAGCCGCAAGACCACAAGAAGAGAGCAACGAGAAAAGTTTCAGAGATATCATGACTGGCAGTGCATATCGGGCGGCTCTTCGCTTTGGTATGACCAAACAGCAGTACATGCACCTGACTCCGCGAGATGTGGAAATGTTTCTCGATGAGAAAATGAAACATGAGAAGGATGCTGCTGAACATGTTAATTACACTGCATGGTTGAACGGACTTTATGTCCTACGTGCTGTAGCAGCTGTTATGTCAAAGAAGTCCAAATATCCGAAGCAACCGCTTACGGGTAATGACAGCGTTTCAATGCCAGATGTCATTGTTGCTACGGATGACATGTCAGATGAGGACAAAGAAGCTACCAGACAGATATTTCTTGGGAATCTCTTAGAGATGCAGAACAATTTCAATAGAACACATAAAACTATGGCAGACACTGGCTAATAACTGGTGTCTGCTTTTTTATTACGGAGATAGATAAATATGGCAGATGGTGGGAATTTAAGTATTGATGCTCTGCAATTGCAGATCTCAGCCGATGCCAAGTCCGCAACAAATTCGCTCGAGTCACTGACAGATGCATTAAAAGATCTTAAAAAAAGTCTGGGTGATCTAAGCAGTGGTGCGAGGAACATCACCAAGATGGCTGATGCTTTCCAGAAAATGAATTCATTTAAAGATCTTGATCTGTCGGGATTGACAACTCAACTGGAAAGAATCAGTAAGGTGAATTTAAAGCCTACTGGCATTACAGCGTTTGCCAACTCGATGAAGAGATTCGGTGATGTCAGTAAGAATCTGGATTTTTCTGCGCTTACACAACTGCATACGCAATTGAGTCAGTTAAAGGATGTATCGTCCAATACAACTGAATTGCTGAAAGCTGTTTCTTCGTTTGCACGGGCATCGAATAAAATGGGAGAGGCAGCGAATAAATTCCCAACTCTGGCGATGGAGATTAAAGAATTCTTCGATGAAATGTCGAATGTAACTATCTCCGATAATGTCGCAACGATGGCATCTGCTTTGGCTGATATATCCAGACACGGGAAAAGCACAAGCACGGCGATGCAAGATATCCGTACTAGTACAGATGGTGCAAATACTGCAATTAGTCGTGGCGATACAGTCATGAAGATGCTTGGCAGTACGGCGAAAGATACGGCATCGATTCTGAAAGGCATGGCAAGTACCTTGTTTGAGATCTCGGCCAGTATTGGCTCTGGCATCTTGAATGGCGTAAAAAGTCTTGTCACGCAGTTCAAGCAATTGACATCTGCTTCGAGTGGCATAAAGACACTGGCAATGAATCTGCGGACTATGCTCGGCGTATTTGTTGGGTTTTATGGCATCAGAAGTGTATTTGGATGGGTTAAAGATGCAGTTAAGTCTGGTGCGGACGTAGCTGAAGTTAATCACATCATAGAAGCGACATTCGGTGATCTGTCAGATGGCGTTAAAGAGTGGGCAACCACGACAATGGACGATTACGGCATAGCGGAAAATGCAGCAAAAAGATATGCCGGAACGCTTGGAGCAGTCTTCCAGTCATCTGGCGTAAGCATGGCAGAATCCGAAGAAATGTCGAAGAGACTGGTCGAGATTGCCGGTGACTTATCATCGTTCTACAACATTGATACTGAGACCGTCTATACCAAGTTAAAATCCGGCATGGCCGGAATGGTCAGACCGTTAAGAGATGTCGGTATTGATCTTAGTGTTGCATCACTCAGTGCTTTTGCTCTTGAGCAAGGTATCACAAAATCTTGGCAGTCAATGTCTCAGGCTGAAAAAATTTCTCTGAGATATCAGTATATATTACAGGCAACTTCAAATGTCCAAGGAGATTTCAGCCGTACTAGCGGTAGCATGGCGAATCAATTAAGGACACTTCGTGCTTATGCTGCTTCTATTACACAGACGATTGGTGACGGACTTGCATCTGCATTAAGACACGTTATCCGATATCTGAATATCGCTGCTAAATATGTATTAAAACTGGCAAACGCATTTGCCGGATTTATGAAGACTCTTTTCGGAGCAAATATTTCTGGTGGTGGAGCCGGACTGATTGATACAGATGCATTCGATGATGTGGCTGATGATCTTGGCAGTGCTTCTGATAGCGCGGTCGGTACTTCTGATGGTCTTGGTGATGCTGCGGATAATGCGAAGAAACTGGAGAAAGCACTTTCCGTCCTTCCATTTGATGAACTGAATCAATTAAATAAGGACATTGATACTGCCGGATCTTCTGGTGGTACTGGTGGTAGCAGTCCAGGTGGTGGTGTTGGTGGTCTTGGAGATCTTGGCGATCTTGGTCTTCTGGATCAGATGCAAGATGCTTTCGATGCAAGCAAACTTCCTGATGCAATTAACAGATGGGCAGAACGTATCAGACAAGCGTTTAATGCTCATGACTGGATTGGTTTGGGACGTGAACTTGCATGGGGCATCAATCAAGGTCTTCAGTGGCTTTACGATCTTCTTGATCCTAAGAATATTGAAGAGAAGGTTCTGCCGTGGGTTTCAAATTTTGCCACGGTTATGAACAGTCTTGTAGACAATATCAATTGGGATCTTCTTGGAAGAACACTTGGCAGAGGACTTAATACTCTGCTAATGATTGCAAATACATGGCTTACATCTTTCAGTTGGTCATTACTTGGCAAGAAACTTGCTGAAGGAGCTAACGGTCTTGTTGATGAAATCAGATGGGATTATCTTGGTCAGTTCTTTGCAAACAAGCTGAACATGATCTGGCAGACGGCATATAACTTTGTCAGTAATTTTGATTGGAAACTGCTTGGCGAAAGTCTTGCTGTGGCATTTGATAATTTTGTTGCCACGATAGATTTTGATGCGATAGGTGGAACGATCTCAGAGGGATTGAATGGCATTACCGAAGCCGTAAATACATTCCTTAATAAATTTGATGCTGAAGGTTTTGGAACGAAACTTGGAAATGCATTCAAGCATATGGTTTCCAATGTTAAAGCCGAACAAATTGGTCTTGCTCTTTCTGGAGTCTGGAACAAAGCATGGGTTATTCTTAAGAATTTCGTAACACAACTCGGCAATAATGAACTTGGATCTGGCACCGGAATCGGAGCGAAAATCCATAAAGTCATTGAGACGGCTATCACTAACCTGAGAGTGGATGATATGGTCGTTGCCATTAAGACGTTTGTCAGGAAAGTCACTGAAGATATCGCTTTGATATTTGGCGATATAAAAATGTGGCATGATCTTGGTGAAAAGATTGGCAGTGCGGTTGGCGATATTCTTTCTGATGGACAGACATGGGTTGCTATAGCAAATGCCATAAACGCTGTTACAGGTGCGCTGCTTTCGTTACTCAAAGGTGCGATTAAAGGACTTTGGTCACATAAAGAAGAAATTGGCGGTGGAATCCGCAGATTCCTTGTGACGCTTGACTGGGGTAATATTGCAAAAGTTGTCGGTGCAGCTGCTCTTGCTGCCTTTGTCAAGGCTGTTCCAATGCTTGCCGGATGGGCGGCATTAAAGAAAGCAATTATCCCACAGATCAAGGCAGTGTTTACACAGGCAGCTACTGCTGATGAAGTGGTGAAGTCTGGCGCAAGTATTTTTGACGGAATCAGGACTGCACTTGAAGGAACTGGACTTGGCGCGGGTGCAGCTGAAGGTGGTTTGATTGGTCTTCTTATCATGGCTACTGCCGAAGTTGCTAAATTCCAGGATGCACTCAAAGGTGGAAACGGTTTCTTCACTGAAGGTGGCGCGGCGATTCAAGAGTATATCAATCAGATGCAGAAAGCAAATACTATTTCTGATGATACTGCCGGAAAGTTATTCAAACTGAAAGAGGCTTGGGAGAGCGGAGAAATTGATGATAACGCATTCTTTAGCCAATTCGGGAAAATCCTCGAAGAAGGTGGCACAAGTGCTGAAACGGCACAAACTGCACTTGGGAATCTCGAAGCGCAGTTACATCTTACAGATGATCAGATAGGAGTTGTTAAAGATTCCATTTCCGGCATGTCTGAAGCCACGATGACCACAGAGGAAAAATTCGCATCACTTGGTTTAAACAGTAAAGATGCTGTCGATGGCATTCGGGATGCTATTTCCAATTTGGATATTACGACTGGCAATGTGGTTAGTAATGGTCAGGCTGATGAGTTATTCAAGACATTCAATAACGGTGGTTCTGACGCTGTAGTGGCGTTGCAATCCGTCATGAACGAAATGACAAACCTCGGTCTTGACACAGATCTTCTCAGACAAGCAATTGATGCTAAACTCGGTGATGGTGCATTTGATGCTCTCGTTGGTTCTGCCGGAGATGCGAAGACAAGTGTTAACGATCTCAAGACTGATGTGGAAAACACAAACACTAGTGTCAATAACCTCGAAACAAGTTCACAGCAAGTGCCGACAAAGATTCAAAATGGTATTGATCTTGGCAAGAAGGTGCTTCTTGGTGCTCTCGCGATTCTCTCTACAAACATGGCAAGTGCTTTGCTTGGCGATGATAAAGACAAGGACAAGTTCAAGGATGTCGGTGAAAACATCCCGCCTGCGGTTAAGCAAGGTATCGAGAACGTTGCCCAAGATGCTACAGATGCTGTTGCTACATTAGGGACTGATCTTATTGATAAGTTCAAGGAAGTTCTGGACAGTCATTCTCCGTCAAGAGAATTTGAATCGATGGGTGAAACTGCTCCAGAAGGTGTGGCTCAAGGTATCGAGAATACTAGCGATGAGGCGATATCCGCAATTGAGACGCTTGGTGATTCAATGACTGATACATTTAACAGTATCATTGATAACCTTAGAAGCGAATTAGAGTCTAATGGTGCTGACATGATCGATAGTGGACTTGTTAGTGGAATAACATCTGCATTAGGATCGTTCGATCCCGCCGGAGAAATCAATAATACATTCTCTGGAGTTTGGGACACATTGAGCAGTATCAGCAGTGAGATGTATAGTGCCGGACAGAATATTTCTCAATCTTTGTCAGATGGCATTTCGAGCGTTCATATTACATTGCCACATATCAATACCAGTTGGGACACGATCACTTACGGTGATGGCAGTTGGGTACAGATCCCGAACTTCTCGGTCGATTGGTACGCACGTGGCGGTCTGTTCACTAATCCGACAATCGCGGGCTTTGGTGAAGCCGGTGACGAAGCAGCTCTGCCTCTGGAAAACAGACGGGCAATGAGCCGTATTGCTAATGCTATCGTTGACAGTGCTGACGGTGGTCTTGGGATGAATGAAGATAAGATGGCATCTGCTGTGGCACGGGGATATGTACAGGCAATGATGATGAATCAGGGCAATGTACAACCGCCGATCTTCCACATTGAAGTAAAGACGGAAGATAATGAGGTTTTGGCTAGAGCAGTACAGCGTGGCTATCAGTCAATGGACTATCGGCAAAATGCAACACCAAGTTTTGGCTTTTAAATAAGAAGAAAGGGGCATCGTCTACACGGCGGTGTCCTTTTTATTTGTAGGGGGATGAAATGAATGGCAACAGTATTTTGGAAAGTTGACGGGATAACAATGCCGTGTCCCTCTTCGTGGCAATGGGGACTCCAAGATGTATCTGCCGGAGAGTCAGGTAAATATAATCAGTGATGTATTCAATGCGAAGTCACTGTGCTGCCGTCTATGGTGAATCCGTCAAGTAACCATAGAGCATTAGTGCGGAATTAAGCGGAGAGGTGGTTTGCAACCATTATCCGAACCGAAGGTCATGCTGAGTATGATCAGGGGCAGAGCGTAGGGATTGAAAAGATATAACATCCCCAAGAGTCCGCACCACCAGACGGATTAAGGTGAAAAGGTACGCCGAACTGCGGTGTAATAACGCAGATGTACGGATAAAAAGCCGTGCGATAACATATTGAGAACAGACGATGCTCTCATGCATAAAAACCGTGTTGCACAGAAACGAAAGATCCAGGTTGGTTATCACGGTATTACAGATACTACGGCACAGACCGTCTTGCAAGCGATAAATCCAGAATATATCGAAGTATACTACTATGATTTGATGGCCGGAGCGTACCAGACGAGAACGATGTACGTAGGGGATCGCACTGGAATTTTTAAGTGGTGGTGGGATACTAAACACGTTC